TGCGTCGAGATCGGCTTTGAGTTCTTGGATGGCTTTGACCAGCACAGGGATAAGGTCAGCGCGAACCGACTTGTAAGGCTCTTCGCCCTCCGGTGCCGGGTCTTTCCACTCATCAATCAGGTCAGGAAATACCTGTTCAAACTCCTGAGCAATCCAGCCACGGTCACCTTTGATGTCCTTGCCCTTACCGGACTTCCAATCAAACTTGCGCGGCTTGAGCGCCATGATCTTGTCAAGGCCAGCATCAAGGTCTCGGATGTTTTCTTTCAGGCGCTGGTCAGAGATGGCGCTGATTGTGGTGCTCGTGGCGAAGATAGTTCCACCAAGACCAACGTAAAAACGAAATGCGCCAGCACCCGTTGAATAAAGGTTGTATGCACTAGAAGAATTTGTGCTTGTGCTGCAAACAATCGAAATGTCAGGCGATGATGCGTCATAACGAATCTTTGTGCCAACTCCGGCAGATCCTGAAGTATTCGTCGTCCCCACCAGCAAATCACCCCCGCTCGTGATGCGGGCGCGTTCGGAGCCGCCTGTCGAAAACCCAAGAGTGTCCGCTGCGGGCCAAAAAATGCCGGTGTTGTCATCGCCCTTTTCGGATAACCCCGGCGTTGCCGCAGAGCGCCCATCAAGCGCAATCCCACCGTTGACGCTGAGCTTTTGACTGCCATACTGGCTTGTCGTGTTCAGCAGCAAATTCCCACTCGCATCCAGCGTCATCGCCTGCGTGAAGGTGATCGCGTTGCCTGCGGTGCCGGAGGGGGCGGTGTACCAGCGGTGCGCACCGTTTTGCTCGTAAGAGGATGCAATGTCGCCTGTGTTGCGGTAAACGTATCCAGTCCCGCTGTTTGTGCCGCTTGTAACCACCGCGTTCCAAGTCATCGCGGCATCTGATGTACCCGCTCGCATCTGCCCAAATGATGCATAACCCCCGGCTTGAATTGCTTTTGCGCCGCTTACCCAAGCACTCGGCGTCACCCCCAGGCCGAGGTTGCCGGAAGCATCCAGCGTCATCCTCAGCGTGTCGCTGGTGCCAAAGCCGAGGTTTGTTGCGGAAGTAGAGCCAATATTGACACTATAGTTACCAGCGTTGCCGCTGCCCCAGAAAGTGCCGGTGGAGTTTGCAACACCATACTGGAAAGCGCCCCCAGTATTAGAAACAGTCGCAAGCGCGTAGCCAGTGGTCGCGCCAGAGTTCTTGAAGAAGACGGTGTTGTTGGTGCCGCCGATGTCCAGCTTTGCCCCCGGCGAACTCGTCCCAATCCCCAGGTTGCCGGAGGAGTCGAGGCGCATTGACTCACCGGACGTTGAGCCAGTAGGGTAAAACAGCAAAGTTCCGCTACTACCCGCAATAGTTGGAATTCCAGCCCCGTATGCACCGCCCCAAGTAAGGTTATTTCCAGCCCCTAAAATTAAACCAAGGCTGGCAGAGATTGCACCAACAACATCCAGCTTTGTTGCAGGCGAACTCGTCCCAATACCCAGCCCTGTGCTGGTCAGGCGCATTTGTTCGGCATTGCCAATGGCAAACTGCAACGCGCCACTGGATCGTTCTGTCTGAATCCAGTTGTAGACAGCGCCGCTCGCGTCAAAGCCAAACCGCACATTGCCAGACGTGAACGTAGATGCACGAACTTCAACATCTGCGCCTGTCGTCTGCACATGCAGTTTTGTGGACGCTGCTCCACCAACCCCAAAATTCGTCCCATCAAACGTCAGCGCAGACCCAGTGGTCAGGACTTTGCTGCCGTTGAGGTAGGCCACGCCGTTGGCTGTGCCGCCGGACAAAGTGACAGCCCCTGCGATATCCGCAGTGGTGCCCACAAACAAGGCTTTGGCCACGCCCAGGCCGCCGTCCGTCTGGATCGAGCCGGTGGTCGTGCTGCTGGAATCGGTCGTGCTGTCCACGGTCAGCGTGCCGGTCATTGTGGCGTTGCCGGCCAGGAACAGGTTGCGCGGACGCGTAGCGCCGCTGGCACCGATGTCGTAGGTGTTGTCGGTGAACAGCAGGTTGCTCGTGATCGTGGCATTGACCGTCAGGGTGTCGCCAACTGCATCGCCCAAGGTCGTGTTGCCGTTGACCGTGAGATTGCCGTTGATGACAAAATTGCCGTGGACGTAATTTCCAATCTCCACGAAGTCAGAGCCGTTCCAAGCAACCTGGGCCGTCTGGCCAGCACCGACCGTGACGCCAGTGGTCGCGGCACCCTTGATGACGACGGCGCCGTTTGACTGGTTGATCACCACATAGATCTTGGCCTGACTGGGCGCAATCACGTTGCGCGTGGTGCCCGGCGTACCAGTGATGATCAGCGTGGACATCCGCGCTTGACTGGTCGAGCCGTTGGCCGTTGTCAGCGTGACGTTGCCGCTGGTGACGCTGAACGTGGCTGCATTGGCCACAGCGTCCTCCAGCATTGATGTAATCTGGTCATTGACTACATCGCCCCATTGGCCGGTTTCCGTGCCGGTAACTGGCTTGGCCAGTGCCAGCAGCGTGGTGTAATTGATCGTCATTTTTCAGTCCTCTATGCTGCTTGTGCAATTTCTTCCCAGTCGGGTGTTTGGGCGTCATCCACAGGCGTCCAGCCGTCCGTTTGGCCATCATTGATGGCCGCCCAATTCGGGGTCTGATTCTCGTCTATTAGACCCCATATTAAAACATTGCCGACGATGCCGATAGCGGAAACACCCGTAACGTAAACAACGCCGTCGCCAGTAATCTCGACGGTGCCAACAACCCCAATGGCCGCTACGCCGGTGACATACACGCTAACGCCTTCGTTAACCGTGACAGAGCCAACTTGCCCATCTCCCTGAGCGCCCGTGAGATTGACATTTGCGCCAGCCTGGGCTTCAACAGAGCCGACTTGTCCGTCGCATTGCAGGCCGACCAGCGACACCTCAACGTCCGCCTGCGCTGTTACTGACCCAACTGCGCCCGTGGCACTGACGCCAACAAGGTCAACTACAACTATGCTGCCAGATTGAACTTGCCCGACCTGACCAGTAGCCGACACCCCGGTGGCGTACACGTCTGCATTGGCAGCCACAGTGACCGAGCCAACCGCGCCTGTGGCAAACAGGCCGGACACATTTACGTCCACCCCAGCCTGGGCTTCGACGGATCCGACGCTGCCGGTGGCCGACAGGCCGGTTACGGTCACATTTGCGTCACCCGTCGTGGTTACCGACCCCACTTGGCCGGTAGCGGTAACACCTGTTACGGTCACATCCGCGCCCGCCTGGGCTTCGACCGTGCCCACTGATCCGGTGGCTTGCAAGCCCGTGACGGTGACATTGGCGTCCGCCGACACGGTGGCTGACCCAACACTGCCGGTTGCAGCCAGCCCCGTCACAGTGACGTTGGCGTCTGCAACGATGGTGACGGATCCAACTTGCCCGGTGGCTGACAGACCGCTGACGTTGACATTTGCCCCGGCCTGAGCCTCGACAGTCCCAACTTGGCCCGTTCCTGTCACCCCAGTAGCCGTCACATTTGCATTGGCAGATACCGTGACAGATCCAACGGCGCCCGTGGCCGACAGACCGGTGACATTGACAGTGGCGCCAGCCTGCACCCCTACGGTGCCAACTTGGCCTGTAGCAGACAGGCCGGTGACCGACACATCGGCCCCCGCCGATGTCGTGACAGAGCCAACTTGGCCGGTTGCAGATAGCCCGGTTGCGGTGACGTTTGCATCAGCAGTCACAGACACGGAGCCCACGGCCCCGGTGCCGGTAACACCTGTTACGCTGACATTTGCATCCGCCGTGATGGTGACGGAACCAACAGAGCCCGTGGCCAAGAGGCCGGTGACGTTTACACCAGCCCCGGCTTGAGCTTCAACAGTCCCAACCTGCCCCGTGCCTGCCACTCCAGTGACGGACACATTGGCGTCGGCGGCGACGGTTACAGAGCCAACCGCCCCAGTCGCCGACAGGCCCGTTACCGTGACATTTGCGCCCCCAGTGATGGAGACAGAACCCACCGCACCAGTGGCGGAAACGCCCGTAACGCTGACATTTGCGCCAGCGGTGGTCGTGACTGAGCCAACCTGACCCGTTCCGGTCAGGCTGACTGAGCCTTGTCCCCAGGCTGCCTCACCCCAGCTTAGGGCACCCCAGCCTCCAAGCGGTACGGTGACATCTGCCACGTCTGCGCCCTATCAAGCAATGCGGATGATTGCATTTGAGGCGTCGGCTGCGGGGAAGATGATCTGGAAAGTTCCGCTGGTCGAAGTCTTGTCCGAACCAAAGTCCAGCACCACAACCGTAGGATCGCCAGTGGCCGTGTCGTTGTAAATCAACGCGCCGCGCGCCGTGATGGTGGCGGTGGTGAACGACAGATCGGCAAAGTCGGTGAAGGCCGTTGTTCCCGAGCTGGTGGGCGTGACGTTGGTCAACGTGCCCCCGCCAGCCGAATACGAACCGCTGGCCGTCACCTCATTGGTCGTGGTGTAGGCCGTGGTCGCAGCAGTGAACGAAGCACTGTTGGTGTACATCGCCAGCTTGAACGTGTTGCCAGTGCTGGCCGTAAAGTTGTGAATAGCGCGCATCAGCTCCACTTTGAAGCTGGTACACATAAAGTTACCAGTGAATGCCATGATTTATTCCTCCAGAATGATTGCAAGTTCAGGATGCCCGGCATCCCGAAGACGGGTTGCGATAGTGTGCCTATCGTTGCGGATTGCATCCTTGATGTAGAAGGTGACTACAGCGTGGATGTACTCTTTGAAGGCGTGCGCCTGATCACGAATCGCTGGATGCGACTGGTCGCCAATGGAGATGATTTTCTCCACGCAACGGTTTGCCACCTCCTCGGGCGTAAAACCCCGGTGACTCGTAGTTCTGACTTCAACGCTATTGACTACAGGGAGCATCGATTCGATCATCATGTTACGGGGTACCTCACTTGGCCTGTTCGATAGGTGTCCTGACGATCCTTGCCATCGCCCAGAGCCTTAAGCAACGCAAGAGCCTCATCGTAACGGGACTTGTAAACCGCGATTACATCCTGCTCGCCTTTCATGAAGGTGTAAGCCTCCAGCAAGCTGCCGTACAACAACGCACTGTCAAAACGATCACCAAGCCATGTCGTCCCGGTGAGCGAGTCCACGATGCTGGTTGGGTAGCCGTAGTAGTGCATCTCCATGTTGTAGGAGGCATCTGGCGTCGGGCCCAAGATCATCGTGTTGTTGTCAAAAATGGCGTAGTGGCTGGGCTCTCCTATGTCCGTAGGATCCGGGAACGCGGAACGGATGAACTCAACGTCCTTGTTCAGCAGATATTCCTGCGTGCCGTCAGCTCGGATGATGGCGAGAGAGAACATCGACAACCAGTCGCTGGGCATGGCCAGATACTTGTTGCTGATGGTGCAGTTGCCCGTCACGTTTTTCCGCAACGCCGGAAGCTGCACCGTGTTGTAGATGCGCTGCTCGGCCTGTTTGATGAACGTGTCGATCTGCTCCTTCTGGGTGAACGTCACCGTCCCAGTCCCAGCAGGATTCGTCCACGTCGTCCCAGGGAAGTCGTTCTCGACGTATCCCTTGATCGTTTCAAACAGCTCGTCGTAGTTCATCTCAACCCATCTTCAAGCTGTTGCTGTTGCCGCGAGTGGTGTGCTTCGTGCCGCGCGTGCGCATCGTCTGGGTGTTGGCCACGCCGTTGGGGTAGCCGTTCTCACCCAGATCATCCTTGTAGGGCTTGGGCTGCTTGTACTTGTTGATTGGATCCTTGGTGTTCGCAGGGAAGAAATCAAACTTGTCGTTGGCTTTGCTCATCACTTGCCTCCCATCTTGCGATAGGTGAAGCTGGACTTCTTCTGGTTGGCCACCTTGGCCAAGCCGCGCCCCAGCTCTTTGCGCTGCATGTTTGTCACGCCGCCTTTTGCATAGCCCTTGCCGTGCATTTTGGCTTCGTGGCCTTTGACTTCGGCTTTGGCGATGGTCTTAACCTTTTTCACATCGCCGCCGGACAGATACTTGTTCATGGCTTCTCCTAAGTAGTCGAAACGGACACGGAACCAACTTGCCCACTTGCCTGCAAATTATCCTGCAATCCGCTCAGTTTGAGGGGGTTGTTCAAACCGACGGGGTTCCATCCCCATTGGATGATTCTGCTGCCGCCTTCTGGCGTCCCAAACGCGAGCTGGCTCGTTGTCTGGGCGGTCAGGTTTTCGGTCTGAATTCCATTCAGGCCGGAGGCCAGATAACTGGTGTCCGGTCGCGGGTTGCGCAGAGCTTGGGGATCGTCCACCGGGTACATGCCGAGCTGGAGCTGCGGTTGATCCGGCTCCCAGCACGTCGGGCAAACCAACAGGTTGACGTTCTTGGTCTTGATGACCAGCGAGCGCAGCACCTTGAGCGGATACCGGAAAGAGCATCTGTCGCACTCCGCGATTGCATATTTTCCCGAGGCAAACCTGTTCGGCATGTGTCACCTCAGAAGAACATTTGCCGTGGGGCAAGCCGCAAAGCGGCCTTCTCCCGGTCTTCAGCAGAAGCCAGCAGCCACTGCTCCTCGTAATCGAGCTTCAGGCGATCCACGCGGTTCGCACCCTCGGGGATCTTCATGGAAATGTAGTAGGCCAGCCCGGCCACCAGACATGGCAGCATACGGAAGGGGATGTCCTGCTCGGCGCGGCCATTGCCAGCGTCGTCAATCCGCTTCAGGCGCCAGTACACGAAGGTGTAGAAGTTGTCCTGATTGGGCGACGGCCAGACGTTCACGCACGGCAGATTGTTCAGGTACACCGGTGTGCCGCCAGCATGGGAGGCGTCCGTGGTGCCATTTTGGCCACGATAGCACCCAGTCAAAGTGTTGCCGCTGATGCCGGTGTACTGGATCGTTTCCGAGCCGACGTTGATGAAACCAATCTCCGGAAACTTTTCAGGCGCCGCACTGAGGGTAACAGTGGTTACCCCCGCAAGAAGGCCACCAGAAAGCGTCAGGCCGCTCGCCGACACCGTGCCGGACTGGCGGTTGATCCAGACCTGAATCGGCCTGCCCTGGGCGTTTTTGTTGGGGATGGTGGCATAGGTGGACACCGAGATCCGGCTGATGTTGATGTCCGTCTGGTCAATGCCAGTCTGGGTGCGCACCACCTGATCCAGAAGATCAATCGTATCCGCCGGGTAAGGGTAGGCAATCTGCCCCTGATTCATGGGGATCTGGCCCTGCTCAATCGTCCAGAGGTTGATGCCCCGGTTGGCCCACTCAATGGTCAGCAGGTTGAGGCTGCGGCGAGCCGTGCGCACATCGTAGCCAGACCGAATCTCCCCACCCGCGCGCTCAAACGCCTCCTCCATGAGGTTGGCGAGGTCTAGGTTGAAGGATGTCGTTCCGGTCGTTGTCATTGGGCTTCTCCGGTGGGTTTACGGGCGGCGGCGCAGGAGGCTGATGCGGAGGGTTTTGCCTTCGCCGCTCCTTGCGCAGATGATTGGCCACACCGTAACACCGTTACCGTTTCTTGGCCGTCTTGGCCGATTCAACGAAAGCCTGCTTGGTCGGGGCACCTTTGCTCCCAGGCTTGCGCATCTTCTCGCCAGATCCGGCTGCGATGCGCTTGCGCTTGGCATTGATGTTGTCGTAAAGGCCGACTTTGCCGCCCTCGGCGTACATGTCAAAGCTGTCGGGGTCATCCTTGCGGCGCCCCTTCTTTGGCATTTTGCTGGGGTTCATGACCCCCATACCGCGACTGGCTCTCATGGCTCAGCAATACTTCTTGGCCATGCCGCCCTTGGCCATCTTGACCTGGGTGCCTTTGGTCTTGCCGCGCACAGCCACGCCGTCAGTTT